GCGGTCGCTGTGCTCGGACGGAAGCCGTCATGACCCAAACGGACAAGAGGATCTAAACGATGGGCTGGATTCTCATTGGCGTGATTGCGTTGCTGGCGATCACTGGCACCCGCGTGATCGCGGACAAATTCAATTCTGGCGGAAGGTATTAGGGCACATGGCTAAGGGGCGGGGAGCGACGGACGGTTGGTGTATCCTTCGCACGCGGGGAGGAAGTACACTCAAGCTGGCATCATCACTTGCTGACAGTGGCGTGGAAGCCTGGACCCCGACAGCGACGATCACGAAGCGCAAGGGAAGGGCGCGAGATCGTGTTGACGCACCCATGCCGATCCTGCCAACGTTCGTGTTCGTCAAGTCGGTCTATGTTTCCGAGCTACAGCGCATCTGCGCGCTAGTCATGAGCCCGCATCCGGCCTTTTCGATATTCCGTTACCTGAACCGTATTCCCGTGCTGTCTGATCGCGATATCTCCAGTCTGAAGGACGCGGAGGATAGAGCGACCATGGATCACCGAAAGCAACAGCGGAAGGTCGTCCCGATCGGCACGCATGTTCGTCTAGACGATGGCGCATTCGCCGGACTTCCTGGAGTTGTCGAGCAAAGCGACGGAAAATCCGCGATCGTCGCATTCGGCAGCAACTTCAGGGTTGAAATTGCCACTTGGCTTTTGCCACAAGATTTGCTAGAGGCGAGCGTGTCTAATTCGGACACTGCCGCTCAAGCGGCGTAGTTTGCGCGTGTGGCCTCGCCACTGGCATCGCCTCGCAAATCGCGAGTGTGCTGCGCAATGCTCCAACCCATTCCGGGCGTGGTCGTTCCCCTTACCGAACACACCGGACCCCGCCGCAGATCATCTGACGCAAGCACCGAAAGCCACTTGGCCCTGAGCGGTCAGCGCTGTTCGTGCGGCGGGGAAACTTCAAGGAGAGCAGGCAATGTCAGCTATTCTCCGGCTGTTCACCGAAACATACATTCCAACCTACGTCTGCGCTCCGCTGGCAATCATTGCCGCAGCGGTCGCCATGCTCCGGTAGCAACATGGCCGAGCCTAAAATAGGCCGCAATACGGGTAACGCCGGCAAGGGAAGGCCTAAGGGCTCTCCGAACAAAACCACCCAGATCGCCAAGGACGCTATCGCTCAAGCTGCCGAGACATTGGGCGGATCAAAGCGACTGGTCGCATGGGCACAGGAAGACGAGAAGAACGAAGCAGCGTTCTGGACGACGATCTACCCGAAGCTTCTCCCGCTTCAGGTGAACGGCGCGGGCGACGAAGGCCAGCACCTCCACGAAATCGGCTGGCGTGTCTTCACTGGTAATTGACGTAGCGCCGAAGTTCCGGCCGCTTCTTGAACCAGCGCGATACAAAGGGGCTCACGGAGGGCGTGGGTCGGGCAAGTCGCAATTCTTCGCCGATCTCATGGTTGCCACAGCGATACGCAAGCCAGGCTTTCGCGGGCTGTGCTGCCGCGAGGTTCAGAAGTCGCTCAAGGAATCGGCAAAGCGACTGATCGAACAGAAGATCAATCATCATGGCGTCGGACATATGTTCGATGTTCAGGAATCGCAGATCAAGACGCCGGGGGGTGGCCTGATCGTTTTCGCCGGGCTCCAGGATCATACGAGCGAGAGCATCAAGTCATACGAGGGCTTCGACGTTGCGTGGATCGAGGAAGCGCAGACGGTCAGCACACGATCGCTGAACCTGTTGCGCCCGACTATCCGCACGCCGGGATCTGAAATCTGGCTGAGCTGGAACCCGCGCCGCAAGACCGATGCTGTCGATGAGATGCTGAGAGGGGCTGAGACGCCAACCAACTCGGCGATCGTTGAAGCGAACTGGCGCGACAATCCGTGGTTCCCCGATGAGCTTGAGCAAGAGCGGTTAGACTGTCAGCGCATGCAGCCGGATCAGTACGACCATATTTGGGAAGGTGGTTACGTCACGGTTGCGGATGGGGCGTATTTCGCAAGGGACCTGACCGAAGCCAAAGCGAACAACAGGATCGGCCGCGTTTCGTTCGACCCGCTGATGACGGTTCGCCTGTTCGTTGACATTGGCGGCACTGGCGCGAGAGCCGACGCTTTCTCGATGTGGCCGGCACAATTCATCGGGCGCGAGATCAGGGTCAGGGATTATTACGAAGCGGTCGGACAGCCGCTCGCTACGCATCTCAACTGGCTTAGGTCCAAAGGCTACACCCCCGACAAGGCGCAATTCTGGCTCCCGCACGACGGCGCGACGCACGACAAGGTTTTTAGCGTCTCATACCAGAGCGCGCTAGAGGAAGCTGGCTACACGGTCACTGTTGTGCCGAACCAAGGCAAGGGCGCTGCTGCTGCCAGGATCGAAGCTGCAAGGCGGATATTCTCCAGCATCTGGTTCGATGAGGAAACGACGGTCGCCGGTCGTGATGCTCTCGGCTGGTATCATGAGAACAAGGACAAGGCACGCGGTATCGGGCTTGGTCCCGAGCATGATTGGTCCAGTCACGGCGCCGACGCCTTCGGGTTGATGGCCGTGTCCTACGAAGTGCCGCGCATTGTCTCGGCAGCACCGCCGGCACCGCCGCCACCATCGGGAGGTCAAGGATGGATGGCAGCGTGACAGAGTCGCCGCGATTGATCTCGCTCCGGGCGAAGCTCGCGGCAAGCACCGACCACACCGGCGCACCAAAGCCGAACTACGCCGAACGTGTCGCCGCCATCCGTGCAGAGATCAGCCGATTAGAGGGGAACGCCAACGATGGCTAGCGCGCCTCTCATGTCGACCGATCCAGCCGCGCCGCGCGATTGGGATCAGCAGACGGACAATAAGGGTCCGACGTCAGCAGCCGACAGCGGCAAGAAGATGACGGACGAGGAAACACAGGAGTTCCTCGAACACGCTCGCACCGAATATCAGGCCGACATCGATTACGACCGGCCCAATCGCGAGGCCGCGCTAGACGATCTCGTTTTCGTGTTCAAAGACCCGTGGGACCCTGAGGTCCGGCGCCAGCGCGAGGCGCAAGGCCGTCCGTGCATCAGCATCAACACGCTGCCGCAGACGATTGGCCAGGTCATCGGCGATCGTCGCATGAACGAGACGTCCATCCAGGTTCTCCCGAAAGAGGACGGGGACAAGGACGTTGCCGACGTTCGCGGCGACTTGATCCGCAATATTGAGGCGCAGTCCAAGGCCAAGCGGATCTACGACCGCGCGCTCGAAAATCAGGTTGCGTGCGGCATCGGCAATTTCAAGGTCGTGCTGGATTACGCCGACGATGACGTGTTCGTGCAGGACATCTTCATTCGTCCGATCGCGAACCCGCTAGCTGTCGTTTGGGATCGCATGTCGGTCGATCCGACCGGCCGCGACGCAAGGCATTGCTTCATTCAGGACACGATGCCTCGCAAGGTGTTCGAGCGTCGTTGGCCTGACAAGGCGCCTGATGAGCTTGGCGGGGAATTATCTGGACGTCTGCGTGGGCAGGGCTGGTTCTCGAACGACGCGGTTCGCATCGTTGAATATTGGCGCATGGTCTATCGTGACCGCAAACTGGCGCTGATGAACGACGGTCAGGTGTTGGACGTCACCGACAAGGACGAAGCCGAGTACAAGGATCGGCTGTTCCTCGACCAATCCGGCAAGCCTCGCATGCGCACGTCGCCGCGCTGCTCTGCACAGATGTATCTCATGTCGGGCAATGCGATCCTCGACGGGCCGTATGAACTGCCGATCAACCGCTTGCCGGTGTTCCGCGTCAACGGACGTGAGGGCATGGTCGGGGACGATCGGGTGCGGTTCGGCCTGACGCGGTTTGCCAAGGACAGCGCTCGCTACAAGAACTATTGGCGCTCTTGCTCGACCGAGCTTCTCGCGCTGGCCACGAAGGCCCAATGGATCGGGCCTGACGATGCGTTCGACGGCTACGAAGACGTGTTCCGCAACTCGCATCGCAACGGCGACCCGTTGCTGCAGTACAGGAAGGGGGCGAGCGCACCCCCGGAGCGTGTCGACCCGCCGGCAATCCCCGCTGCGGTGCTTAACGAAGCCGCGATGGCCGCGCAGGACATCAAGGACACGACCGGCATTCAGGACGCCAGCCTTGGCATCCGGTCGAACGAGACGAGCGGCAAGGCGATCATGGCCCGGCAGCGCGAAGGCGATGTCGCGACCGTCATGTATCAGGACGAGCTCAATTCCGCGATCGAGGAATGCGGCGATGTCATCAACCAGCTTATCCCGGTGGTTTACGATACGGCTCGCACTATTCGCGTGATCGGCAAGGATGGTGAAGCCCGGTTGGTCAAGATCAACGACCAGAACGACCCCGAAGCGATCGATCTCGCCAAGGGCAAGTATGACGTCGCGATCACGACCGGCCCGACGTACACGACGCGGCGTATCGAGGCTGCGGAATCGATGGTGTCGGCGCTCCAGGCTGTCCCTGCGATTGGCCAAGTTGCTCCTGACTTGATCGTCAAGGCAATGGATTGGCCCGATGCCGATCAGATCGCGGAACGGCTCAAGAAGGCGCTACCGCCGCAACTGACGCAGGACGACGAGGCGGGCGACGATGGCACGCAGGGCGGTCAGCCCGGAATGCCGCAGCAGGACCCGGCACAGGCGGCGCAGGCTCAGATGATGGCGATGCAGCAGCAGGCCGCCGAACAAGCGCAGCAGCACCAACAGCAGATGATGCAGTTCGAATTGCGCGAGAAGGAAGCTCAGGCCGTGAAGGCTGAGGCCGATTCCCATACCGCTATCGCGAATGCCGAGAAGGCTCAGGCGCAAGCGCGTGAAGCTGAGGCAAAGCTGCACAGCCACATCGCTGGCACGATCAACGAATTGGCCCCCGAAATGTCGGAAGACGGGGAACAAGCCGAAACATCCGACACGTCCCCCGGCGCGCAGCCGGCCGCTTGAGGAAAGCGCATGAACCCCGAGAATGATGGCGTTGACGCGCCAGTAGAAGAAGATACCAGCTTTGCCGCTTTCGAGCGCGAGGCAACCAAGCCGATCGGGGAACGTGCCCCCGCAACTGACACGGACACCACGACAGCCGGGGAAAATGGCACCGCTGTCGAGGGCGAGGAAGGCGAAGGCGTCGATGGCGCCCCGCCCAAGGGCAAGTCCGTTCAGGAACGCATGAACGAAATTACGGCCGCCCGCCGAGAAGCTGAACGCGTCGCTGAAGAGCGCGCGCGCGAGGTGGAGTATTGGAAGGGCATGGCAGCAGGCAAGAAGCCTGAAGGTGAGGCCGAACAGGCCAAGCCGGAAGCTGATGCCAACGGGGACCCTGAGCCCGACCCCGAGAAGTACGAGTACGGCGAAGCGGATGCCCGCTATCTCGCCGATTCCGCGCGCTGGAATGCGCGGGCCGAGTTCCGAGAGCTGAAGCGGCAAGAGGACGAACGCGCCGAAGTCGCCAAGCTCAACACGGAACATGCGGCCCGTGTGTCGGAGGCGGTCGAAAAGTACCCCGACTATCAGGAGAAGGTCCAGGCGTCAGCAGATCGCGGCGAATGGCCATGCTCGCAGGTGATGGCACTCGGCATCAAGGCTTCCCCCGTGGGACCTGATGTCGCTTATCATCTGGCGACCAATCGAGACGAAGCGGCGCGCATCAACGCGCTGTCTCCGCTCGAACAGGCGCGCGAATTGGGGCGGCTTGAGGCCGGTTTCATGAACAAGCCGAAGGAAGTGGCCCCCGAGGTCAAAGCTCCCAAGGCGCCACCCCCGCCGTCGCATCAAGCGCGCGGTGCGGGAGGGCAGTTCGAGACTTCCGATGACACCGATGATTTCGCAGCTTTCGAGGCGAAGTACGGCAACCGGAGCAAATAACCAACCGAATGCATCGTCGGACGACGACGCTTTCCCCGTGCCCCACGGCTTCGGTCGTGGGGACTGATGGAGCCTTAATACCATGTCCAATCAGTTCAAACTCACTCAGAAGGTGGCCAACACCTTCCTGATGATCCTGAAGAACAACCTCGTCATGGGTCGCATCACCGACTCCAAGTACAGTGACGAGTTCGGCAACAAGAACATGCAGATCGGTTCGGCATTGACCGTGCCGCGTCCGCCCTCGTTCGTCGTGTCCGATGGTGCGACGTTCGTGCCGCAGGATGTCGTCGTCGGCTCGGCTCAGGTCGTGATCGACAAGCAGAAGCACATCGGCTTCACCTATGCTGATCTCGAACGCGCGCTGTCTGTCAGCAACGCGTTGGATGACGCCGTGCTGAACGCCAAGATGGCCGCGCTCGCGCAGCAGATCGACAGCGACATCATGGCGCAGGTGCTCAAGTTCGCCAACTGGGTCGGTACGCCGGGCCAGACGATCAACAGCCCGACCGACTTCAACCTGATGCCGGCTCGACTGGACGATCTGGCGGTTCCGGAAACCGATCGGAACGCGGTGCTTTCGACTACCGACTGGTGGGCGACGGCGGGCAGCTTCACCGGCAACACGTTCTTCGGCAACGATGTGAACGACAATGCCCTGAAGCGCGCTATGCTGCCGATGCTGGGTTCGGTGAAGCCGTTCAAGACGCAATCGGTGATCTCGCTGCTGACCGGCACTCGTACCGCTTCCGGTGCGGTCCAGGTCAACGGCGCGAGCCAGAACGTGGATTACTCGACCGTTCGCGACACGTACACCCAAACTCTCCTGATCAAGGGGCTTACCACCGGGTGGACGATCAAGGCGGGCGAGGTGTTCACGATCGACGGCGTGTATGCGGTCAATCCGCGCACGCGGGCACCGTTGCCGTGGCTGCGTCAGTTCACCAACATGGTCGATTTCACTGCGGCGGGCGCCACTGGCTCACTCACCGTCAGCTTCCCGATCATCGCGGCGACCGGCTCGGGCACGACCTTGCTCACTAACACCGCTTTCCAGACGGTCAGCGCGGTGCCTGCGGACAGTGCGGCGATTACGTTCCTCGGGGCGGCATCGACCTACTATGCGCAGAACGCGTCGTTCCACAAGACGGCGATCCAGACGGTGTTCGTCAAGCCTCCGCGCCCGCACACCGGCGAGTTCGAATATGCCACCGATCCCGAAACCGGCATTTCGATCCGTCTGTGGGCGTTCTCGGACGGCACCGCAGACACGCACAGCTACCGTGCTGACGTGATCTACGGCACCAACAACCTCGATCCGCGTCTTGGCGTGCGCGGTAGCGGCCTCGCCTAACCTTGAGGGGCGTCCTTCGGGGCGCCCCTTTCCCTTGAGGGAGCAATAACATGGCGATCAACCCCGCTGCGACTGCCTACGGCACAGCCGATCTGTTGCGCTGCGCTGCGGTTCAGGATGTCGACGTAACCACAGCGCCTCCGGGCGAGACGAGCGGTAAGGCCCTTGTCGTCGTGTCCGCTGCGCTTCCTGCCTCGTTGGGTAGCCAAGCGCCGGGTTCGTCGTTGTCCGTCGTCCCCGCCGGCCTTGAATACGAGGCGGTCGCGGCATCGGCGACCGATCAACCGCTTGGCGCAACCGGTGCGGTTGGCGACTTTCTCAGTCACATCGTGATCCAGCCTGCGGCTGCGGTAGCAGGAACATGCACCGTGAAGGACGGAACGACCGTCATATTCACGTTCACGACCGGAACGCTCGGCGATCTAAAGCCGATTACGGTCCCGTTCAACGCCGTCAGCGTCAACACCGGCGGATGGAAAGTCACGACCGGCGCGAGCGTCGCGATTCTGGCGTTCGGCAACTTTACCTAAGATCGCGAGGCTGACATGACAATACAGCGTTTCCCCGGCTGGCGCTGGGGGCCGGGCCATCCTGATGGCCATATCTTCGAGAGCGAAGAAGACGTGCCCAAGGGCTATGTCGATGATCCCAACCTGCTCGCGAAGTCGAAACAAGCAAGCGCAGCGCCGCATGAAGATCCCGCGAAACGCGCCGAGATCATCGCCGCGCTGAAGGCCAAGGACATCAAGTTCTTTGCCGGCGCGAAGACCGAAAAGCTCGCTGAGCTTCTGGCCAACGCATGACCGTTGCGAGCGCGATCGGCTTCCAAGCCCTGCGCGAGTCCAACATCATCGGTATTAGCGCGACGCCAACCGCTCCACAGGCAGCGGAGGCGCTTTCGCGGCTCAACAACCTTGTGTCGTCGTCGCTCGGCTGGGAAGTCGGCGAGCCGCTACAGGATTGGCCGGTCGGCCTTGTCGGCGTGGTGCCGTGGGGGTTCGAGTGCTGGACGCAATGGCGCTGGTCGCGTCCCACGTCCAACGTGCGCCTTGTCGTCAATCATAACGAAGCCGAGACGGTCACGCTCCCAGCGCGCCCCGATGACGGGGCCAGGCTGTCGCTGATCGACGTTGGCCAGAACCTTGCCACCTATCCGATCACGCTAGACGCAGATGGGCGTCGTATCGAGGGCGACACAACCCTAGTCCTCAACACGGACGGCGAATCCCGGTCATGGCTCTATCGTGCGGACCTTGGCGATTGGATCAGGGTCGACACGCTCCTTGCCGACAGCGAATTGCCGTTTCCGCCTGAGTTCGATGACGCCTTCATCACCATGTTGGCTCTACGGCTGAACCCGCGTTACGGGCGCGTGATCGCGCAGGAAACCGTCGCGGCGATGGAGCGGTCGATTGCGCAGCTCCGCGCTCGCTATTCGCAGACTGTCGTTACCCCGGCAGACATCGGGGTCAGGCGTCCGACCGTTCAGGTCTACAACGCCAATCTCTACTGGCCCTATCGCCATGGGTGGATGGGCTAATGCCAGCGGTACAGCTCGGCCGTTCCGACTGGCGGCGCGGTGTCGCGCGCGAGCCTGAATTACGATTCGTCAACCGCTATTACGAAACGAACCCGGCGGATCAGGCAAGCCAAGCCGCGCTGATCTCGCGGCCCGGTCTGCGTCGGTTCCTCGCGGTCGGCAATGGCCCGATCCGTGGCGTCTATTCCCAGCCCGGCAGCTTCTCTGACGCGCTGTTCGTCGTATCCGATGATGCTTGGTGGCGGGTCGACCGCACCGGCGCGGCAACACTGCTACAGGCCGGTATCAATCCCGGTCAGGGCTCGGTCAGCATGGCCGGGACGGGGAGCCTTGGCGATACCCCGGAATACATGTTCCTCGCCGATGGCCGCAACCTGTGGCTCTATCTCGAAAACGGCTACGCGAAGGGCACGATCAGCGGTTCTCCCGCCAATAACGATGTCGTGGTCGTCGGCACGGTCTATTACAAGTTCACGACCGGCTCTGTGAATGCGGGAACGCCGGCCGGCACCAACGCCAACCCGTGGTTGGTCGCTCTTGGCGCCAGTGACACGCTGTCATGGGCGAACTTCGCCGATGCTGTCGGGGCCACAGGAACGGCAGGGACGCAGTACAGCACAGCCCTGACCGCCAATGCGTCCGTTGTCGTCATCACCGTGTCTGCAACGCTGGTATCGGTCAGGGCAACCGCAATCGGCGCGCTCGGCAACGGTATTGCGACCACGGAAACCGGTGCGTCGATCGCCTGGACCGCTGCCACGCTCACCGGCGGCGGCGCTGCGTCGGTAACGACCGTTCAGACGCCTGATGACATCGGCGCAATCGCTGTCGGCTACATCGCTTCCTACGTCGTCGTGATCCCCGCACAGGGTGAAGGCATCAACGGTCGGTTCTGGTGGATCGATCCGGGTGAAACCACGATTGACCCGCTCAACTTCGCCACGGCCGAGAGAGCGCCTGACCCGATCCTGTCGATCGTCGTGTTCGGGGACCAATTCTGGCTACCCGGAACGGCCACGACTGAGGTCTGGTATTTCACCGGCAACATCGACGCGCCTGTTCTGCGCTTGCAGGGCGTCACCTTCGACCGGGGAACGTGGGAAGGAACCGCGCTCCCGGTCAAGGAAAGCATGATCATCGTGGATAGCGACGGCGGTGTTTTCCAGATCGCCGGGGGCATCGCGCGGATCAGCAACCCAAGCGTGGAAGAGCGCATTCGCGAGGCGATTGCCCACCTTGCCTTGGTCGAAGGAGTAACCTGATGCTGCAATGGGCCGACACTTTCAATCGCTACGGGACCAATTCGGCGCTGATGCTGAATGGCTTGTACGCAAACAACACAGGCATGACGCTGGCCGCAGATCCGGACCTGACATCCACCGCGACCGTGGCAAGAGTCCCTATCGCGCCGGCCCTGCGTGATTTCAGGCTTGTTTATCCATCGGGCGCCACGGCTACTATCGGCTGCGGACTGCGGCTGTGGCTTAGCGCTCTCCCGCAGGACGATAATACGTATTCGGTCATATTCTGGAGCGATATCAGCAATACCGTCCAAGTGACCCTCAGGGTTCGCTCTACGGGCCAAATCACCGTCTACAGGGGCGACCCGACTGCCGGTGGCGTTGCGCTCGGCACATCCACGCTGCCTGTCATCACGGCCAATGCGTGGAACCATATCGAAACCAAGCTGACGATCAACTCGGCAACTGGTGCGATTGAGGTCCGGGTTAATGGCTCTGCCGTCATTCAGCTTACTGGCCAAAACACGCAAAGCACTGGCGTTGCATCTACGGCGCAGATGAGCTTCTTTAATTTCAGCGGCACGGCCAACAATGGCAATATCATGTATTATAAGGACTTTGTCGTTTGGGATACGACGGGAACCTACAATAACACTTTCATGGGGTCTGTATCGGTCATCGATATCGACCCTGTTTCTGACGTGTCGCTGACTTGGACGCCAAGCACGGGCGCTAACGGCTGGTCGATCCTCGATAACAACCCTCCGATCGACACCACTTACATCAGTGCAGCAACCGCCCTTGCGAACAGGTTCGGCCTACAAGACTTACCGGCAGATGTGACGAGCGTTCGCGGGCTGGTTTTGCTCAATCGCTCGTGGAAGATCGACGGCGGCGATGGCAATGTTCAGATGGGCATCATCTCCGGCGCGTCGACCGGGCTGGGCGCCGATCGTCCGATGACGACAGCCCCGACCTATTGGCGCGACGTGATCGAGGTTGACCCGGCAACCGGCATTCCCTTCACGCCGAGCGGTTTCAACGCATCCGATCTCAAGCAGTCGCGGACGCTGTAAGTGGTCGCCACGGCGGGCATTCGGTCGAGTGGCGCTTACGTCACGTCGGTCACCAAGACGTCCAATGCCATCCGTGCAAGCCAAGCCTTTGCGCGTGTTGTCTTCAATTTCCCGAGCGCCGGGGTTAGGGCGTCCGGCGCCTATGTCACGGTGCTGGCAAAGACATCGAACACGATCCGGTCATCTGCTGCATATGTTACCGTCGTCGTGCGCGGGCGCATTGCCAACCCGAATCTGCGCGCCTGGACCTACACCATGGACGGGCACGATTTCTACGTGCTGCGGCTCGGCGACTTCACCACTCTCGTCTATGACACGTTCTCGAAACAGTGGGCGGAATGGACCGGCTCCGATCTCCCGTTCTGGCGCGCGCATGTTGGAATGAACTGGATAGGTGGACAGGTATTCTCTGACACCTACGGTTCGAACATCGTGGCGGGTGACGACACATGGGGTCTGCTGTGGTTCCTAGATCCTGACCTTCCTTGGGATCAGCATCCGGACGCCACGAACGGCACTCAGCAATTACCATTTGACCGCCAGGTAACGGGCCAGATCACCACACGCGGGCGCACGTCGATACCCTGCTATGCGGTGTTCCTTGCGGGTGACAATTACGGTCTGACCGCAATCGACTTCACGCCGGGCGTCACGCTGGAAACGAGCGACGATGACGGGCGCACGTTCGACAATCAGGGCACGCTCACTGTCCAGCCTGACTACACCTACGAATGGCTATCGCTAGGCCAGATCGAAGCGCCGGGCCGATTGTTCCGCATCACCGACAATGGTGTGTTCGCACGCATTGATGGCATGGACATGAACGACGATGCCGGGTGATCTCCAACCACTCGCGCAGAACTTCGCGATAGTCGATGAGAACGGCTTCCCGACGCAGTATTTCATCAAGTGGGCGCAGCAGCGGCAGATCGACATAACCGCCGGGATCACGGCGGCACAGGCGCAGGCGCTAATTGATGATTGGGCAGCGGGGCGCACGCTCACTGCCGGTAACGGGCTTACTGGCGGCGGCACCTTAGCGGCCGATCGAACGTTCGATGTGGGTCCCGGAACGGGCATCGGTGTTGGTGCCAATGACGTTCATCTGACTGATACGGCGGTAACGCCGGCAACCTATGGCGATGCCACTCATGTCGGGCAATTCACGGTCGATCAACAGGGACGCATAACAGCGGCGGCCAATGTCTCGGTATCGGGCGGCGGTGGCGGAGGGTCGACCCCGTCCTTTGTGCAAGTAAAATCAGCTATCGGCGCCAGCTTCGCCGTAACGATGGGTACAGCACCCACGGCAGGCAATTTGCTGGTGGCCATCTGCACACACTGGAACAACCTTACAGGAGCTAATACCGGCTGGATTTTGATCGACAATGCCAACGGCGTTTCGACCGATGGCTACGGCACGGCCTGGAAGGTTGCATTCCCCGGAGAGAGTACGACCCAAACGCCATTTACCGGAGGTACGGGCGGGCAGTCCACTACCATTTTCGAGATCGCCAATGCTCTTTTGGTTGCGCCGATGGTGCGTAACTTCCTGAAAGAGGTCGTCGCATCGCCCATGGTTGTGCCATTAACGGCACCCCGCGCCAATAACATCCTGATCGGCATGTCTGCGCAGGGCGGTTCCAATGCGGCATTCACGGTCGCTTCAACCGGCCCTTCTATCACCTTAGACGAAAACATCACGGGAACGACGGGCAGCAACAGCCCTCGAAGGACGCAATCGTTTCATTCCGCAGTTACGACCGCAAGCCAAAATTGCACGATCACAACCACCTTCACGCCCGGCAATATGGTTGGGGTCAGCATCCTCATTAGCGGCACCGTCTAAGTGCCAGCCACTCTGTGGCGGCTGCACGACACACAGCCGCTCTCAACCATCCTTAGACGCCCTGAAATAGCCAGCCTCGATTACGGCTTCGACCCGTCCGTATGGCTGGCCAACCCCGCCAACGTTGCCCTGACAGACGGGCAGAGCGTCGGGTTGTTCCAACAGTGCCCAGGCGAGGTTTACGACACACACTGGCTGTTCGTGGCGCGGGGCAGGGAGGCCCTCGACCTCGCTACCGACATGATGGCCGCCATGTTCGATTTGTGGGGCGCTGTAGCGCTCAAGGGGATGATCCCAGCCGATCGCAGGGCGTCCCGATGGTTCACGCGCAAACTTGGGTGCCGGTCACTCGGAATGATTGAGACGGTCAAGGGGCCAGCCGAGCTTTTCATGCTCGCACGCGACGATTTCGAAAGGTAAGATATGGGTTTTCTCAGCAGCCTCATCGCTCCCGTTATCGGCGGCATTGGCTCCATCATCGGCGGCAACAAAGAGAAGAAGGCCGCGAACCAGGGGTTCGATTGGGCGAAGGGTTCTCAGCTCAACAACTATCTCGGGACCGGCGCTGATGCGAACAGCATGATGGCCGGCGCTCTCGGATTAGGTGGTGACCCTGCGGCGGCGACAAATGCGTTTAACAACTACCTTGGCTCGACCGGGTACAATTTCGATCTCGACAGCGGTTCTCGGGCGATCACCGGAAACGCTGCGGCGCGCGGAATGCTCGGCAGCGGGGCTACGTCAAAGGCGCTCACCAAGTTCGGGACCAATCTCGGGCAGCAGTATTTCCAGAACTGGCTCGGCAATCTGTCGGGCCTTTCGAACAGCGGACTCAACGCAGGGCAGGCTATCGCGAACGCGGGATCGGCAGCGGCACCGAACGTCGCCAAGGCCGAGCAAGACAAGTGGGGCGGCCTGACTAGCTCCGTAAGCAACGGTCTAAATTCCGTCGCTGGCTTCTTCATCTAAACAGGGGGCGACATGAGCGATTATAGCGTGTTCGGTCCCTTCGCGGGGGCCGCTTTTGCCGGGGCGGATCGCGCCCGCGACGAGACGATGCGCCGCAAGACGCAGAACGCCTTGTCAGGGTTCAGCAGCAATCCTGACGCCGCGATCAACAATTACATGGCGGTCGACGCGCCGAACGCGATCCAGTTCAAGATGGCGTATGACCAGAACCGGGCGAAGACGCAGCAGGCGCAGATCGAACAGGCGGCAGAGCTCCGCAAGCAGCGTCTAGGGGCGCTTGTCGGCGTCACCGACATGCTGCGCCGCGCGCGTGACACCGGCGGCGATGTTGGCGGGGTCTATGACCAGCTCGACCAGACCGGCATTCTCGACAATATCGGCATGAACGACCCGGCAGAGAAGGCGCACTATCGCGCTGCGATCATCGCCAATCCGGCCTTGATCGATATTATCGGGCAGAAGGCTGCGGAGGGCGTCGTCGTCGCTCCCGGCGCGCAATTGCTCGACAAGTCAACCGGGCGCGTTCTCGGCTCTACGCCAGCCGTTCCCAAGCCGCTTGTCGTACGTCGTGGCGATGGCGGGTCGGATGTCATCTATCCGACCGCTCCGGGCGGCACCCCCGGCACTGGCGCTCCGACCATCGCTGCCCCTTCCGGTGGCGGGTCAGGCACATCGCGAGGGGATCGCAACGGCAACCCCGGCAATCTCAAGGATGGCCCCTTCGCCCGTAGTCAGCCTGGCTATATCGGGTCTGACGGCACATTCGCTAAGTTCTCGCCCGGCGCTGGTATCGCCGCGCAAGAGAACCTGTTGCGCACGCGCTATTTCGGTCGCGGACTCAACACCGTTGATGGGATCATCGATACCTATCTCGGCAGCGGCAATGACGAGAACAGCGTTGCATCGCGGCAGAACTACAAAAGCTATGTCGCAGGACGGCTCGGCGTCGCTCCCGGCCAGCCGATTCCACCGAACCGCTTGCGCGATCTCGGTCAGGCTATGCGTGAGTTCGAGACGGGCAACACCGGTCGCGGCGCGACTCCGCAACAGTCCGCGTCGGGTGTTGCCTATAGCACGCCGGGGGCGCCTCCCAAGCCGAAGCCTGCCCGCATGACGCCCGAAGAGGTGAAGGCGGAGGGCCTAGACCCGAGCATCGTCTATTACCGCGGCGCAGACGGCGTTCCTTCGGCGGTGAGCGGCCAGACCAAGCCCAGCGCACAGCTAAAGCCTTGGCCTCAGGTATCGCTCAAGAGCTATGCCGAAAACCGCGCATCTATCCAGAATATCGACAACGCCCTTAAACTGCTCGACCCTTCGAACAATTCGCCGGAAGCAAAAGCCGCGCGCGGAGCAACGGGCTTTGTCACCGGCGCGCTCGGGGACTATTTCACCAACAACATCAGCGATCCGCAGGGAACGAAATTCCGTGCGTTGATCGGCCAAATCGGCGGCACGATCATCAAGGATATTTCGGGTGCTGCGGTGTCTGCTAGCGAAGACGCTCGCCTTGCCAAGTGGGTTCCGTCAGTCTCGGATTCGCCCAAAACGATCAGGGACAAGCTCAACAACCTCAAGCGCGAGATCGAGCAGCGCAACGGTTCGATGGAAGAAACCTATACCGAAGACCAAGGGTATCGGCCGCGCACTGGCGGCGCAAGCACTCCAGGGGCCGCAGCGCCCTCAGGACAGCCCGTGAAGGTGCGAACGATGCAACAGGCACTCGCATTGCCCCCCGGCACCGTCTTCATCACCCCTGACGGTCGTAGGAAGGTCCGCTAATGGCCGGTCAGAAGAAAAAGGCCGATCCTTGGGCGCAGTTCGATGACGCCCCCGCGTCACCGGGCGGGACCATTGCGGCGCCAGCCCCAACGGCAACGCCCGACCAATACAGCCAGTTTGCCGACGCGGATCAAGGCGCGCCGACACAACCGGCAATCGAAAGCTCTGGTGGCCCTACGCCGCCCGACATCAGCAACCCGCGCTCTGCCTTGGAGGGATGGAAGTCGGGCGCCCTGCTTGGCTGGAATGACGAGATCGGCGGAGCCGGGGCGGCCGGGGGCAACTGGCTCGTCAACAACGTGCTGACCTCCCAGGCTGGCCAAGCCGCAGCCCCCTACATCGCCATGCTGATGGGCAAGGGCTATGACCCGAATTGGCGCTTCAACCCGACTGGTCAGACAGAGGGGCAGGCATACGAAGCCGAACGCCAGAAACAGGACTCGTTCAAGAATGAGGCGTGGGGACAGCATCCCTTGGCCTTTTCCGCTGGCTTTGCGCCGGGCACGATCGCGTCTGCATTCGCGGCGCCCGAGGCTCGCGTTGCCAGTGGCGAGAATGCGCTAGGTCGGATCGCGAACACCGCAGCCAATGGCGCCATCTTCGGGGGCATCAGCGGGGCGGGCAACGCAGAGCCCGGCGATCGGCTGTCGGGCGGCGCGATGGGCGCAGCCATTGGTGCGGCTGGCGGCCCTGTCGCCAACTATTTCGCGCGGGGCGTCGCCAATGTCATCAGCCCCACGGTCGCGCCCATCATCGCGCGGCTTCAGGCGGAAGGCATCCCGCTTACGCCGGGCCAGATCGCTGGTGCGGCTGGCGGTGCTATTGGCAAGGGCATTCGTAGTGCCGAGGAAATGGCCACCAGCATTCCGGGCCTTGGCGCTGTTATCAAGGGCGCCCAAACTCGCGGCGTGGTGGCGATGAATCGTGCAGGCATCAACAAAGCGCTAGATCCCATTGGCGAGAGCTTGCCGAAGGAAGTGCCGATCGGCCCTGTTGGTGTGAAATACGCAGGCGACAAGCTTAGCCAAGCATATGAAACCGTTCTGCCGAAGCTCGCGGCGAAGGCGGACGACCAGTTCATGACCGACATGGCGGGCGTGGCCGAGCGCATGGACACAATGATTGGTCCGCGCGCAGAGCAGTTCGGCAAGATCGTAGACAGCGACGTGCGGCGCTTTTTCAAGGACGATGGCACGATCAACGGTCAGGGGCTCAAGTCGGTCGAATCCCGGCTTGGCGAGCGCATCCGGTCGTTCATGTCCAGCCAGGACGCGGACCAGCGCGATATGGGCATTGCACTGCGCGGCGTTCAGGAAGCCGTGCGCGATCTCGCTGCGCGTCAGAACCCATCCCAGGCCGCAACGCTTCGGTCGATCAACGATGGCTGGGCAAACCTGACACGTATCGAGACAGCGCAGGCCAAGGGGACAGATTCCGGCTTCTCTCCCGGTAATCTGCGCCAAGCGGTGAAAGAGGGCGACAAGACGGTGCGAAAGCGGGGCTTTGCTCGCGGTGACGCGCTCATGCAGCAATTCGCTGACGACGCTTACAACGTGATCCCGAACAAGACGCCCGATAGCGGTTCGGCGGGCAGGGGGTTGCTCGGCCTGTTGCTCACCGGTCAGCTTACCCTTGGTCCGAAAGGTGTTGCCGCTGCCGGCGCTGCCGCTGCGCCGTACACGAAGACCGGCGGCAAGTTCGCTGAATGGCTGATGACGGGGCGGCAAGGGCCTGCCGCGAAGTCTGTGGCCAATGCCTTCCGTAAGTTCGCTGGTGGCGGCGGTCCTGCCGATGTTCCGGCCGGCAAGGGCCCGTCGATCGGTGGCGATGCGCCTGCTAGCGGCTATCCCCGGATGGACCCGGATGGCCAGACTGTGTGGTTGTCGGATTCTGTTGGGATACCGACAGAGTCGTTCCGGGCGCTTCCGCCGAACTAACGGACTGGCGACGATCGCGGAACCATCCTCGTAGTCCGGTCGCCACGCCGAACAGCACGACGACGCCAAGGGTTTGCAGCACTAGTGAAGCGGTCATTCTGCGGATATACGCTGCGGCGAGCCTGCGCGCTACCCTTAACGCAGCCCGTCGACCATCCAACCAAAATAGCGCTCGAACACGATTACGACCGGAACGCCGATAATCAAGACGAGCGCGGTATCTTTTTGCTGTGCGGATAGTCTCTGCCAAAGGCGCATGGCCGTATCTCAGTGGTGAGTAAACCACGTCCATAGCACGGCGGTAACAACTGCAACACCGCGAACTTCATTCGCGATCAGCAGGATTAGCCCAATCTTAGCGGCCTTGTGCATCGGGCGGTTATAGCACTGCGATTGCAGCAGACTCACAAATTTTATGACTCAAAACGGGTCGATTAATCGCCCGAGTGACTCAGGAGGCTGCTGCATGACGGGGCTCGGCAACGAAGTACAAATGCGGATCATCGCTGAGCAGATCGCCGAAGCAGCCATCATCAAGATTTCAGCGCAGCACAAGCTACCCTCGCAAGAGCCGGAACTACCCGCGCCGTTGAAATGGGCGGGTGCACTGGTCGTCGCTGTTGCCACGGCATGCGCTGTCGCCATGGCCATATGGATGGTGACGACGCTCTCTGACCTTCAACAGACCGTCACCCGCATAGACGAGCGCCAGAAGCTCAGCGGGGACACCGTAACCAAGCGCCTGGACGATCTCGACGGACGGATAACCCGTGTCGAGTTGTCGGGGCATCCTGTGAAATAGGGGCTGACAATGACTCCATCAATGAAATGCGCCGACTTCATCAAGTCGTTCGAACAATGCCGGCTCAAGGCGTACATGCCCACGCCGAATGACGTTCCTACGATCGGTTGGGGATCGACCGGACCTGACATCAAGCTCGGCATGACCTGGACGCAGCAACAGGCGGACGAACGGTTCGCATCGGATCTAGCCAAGTTCGGCGCGAAGGTTGCAGCCGATCTCGGAACAGCGCCGACGACGCAAGGCCAGTTCGATGCGATGACGAGCCTCGCTTATAACATCGGCGAAGGGGCATTCTCCAAATCCACGCTGCTCAAGCGTCACCTAGCGCACGACTACGACGGTGCTGCGGCACAATTCGCCGTCTGGAATAAGCAGGCTGGGAAGGTGCTCAACGGGCTGGTTCGCCGCCGCACCGCTGAAGCCAGAATATACAGAGGATTGTCGGTATGAGCTGGTCTTTCCTCAAAGGTCCGAACAACACCCATGTAGAGCTTGGCCGCTTGCTATGGGCAGTCGGCACGATCGCGCTCATCGCCTATCAGGGCGTCGCCATCTGGTTCAACAAGCAGCCGTTCAGCCCTGTCGAGTTCGGGGCAGGGGAGGCGGCTATCCTCGCGGCCGGCGGGTTCGGTATCGCGGCCAAGGATACGGGGGTCGCGAAAGCAGCCTCTACCAATGCCGCGACGGAGACACAGTGATGGCCCGCTATTTCTCCCGACCAAAGATGCTCGGTTATGTCGAAGACGACTATTGCAGCCCGGATGCCGGCGCTCTCAACATGCCGACGGTCGATAGCCATGAAGCTGTCGATACCGGCCTTCTCGACGCGCGGGGCGATGCGATCTGGCGAGCGCCTAACCCGATAGGCTTCGGCAAGAACGAGGAGTGGGGCTGATGCTCGGACTTCCCCGCATACAGTCGATCGTTGCCGGCGGATTGCTCGCGATCATCATCGGACTGACGGTGGCGTTGTTCATCGCCAACGGCAACACGCGGCACTGGCAGAAGCTCGATACGCTGCACTCGGCCCAGCGCGATACGGAAATCGCAAAGAACGCGGTCAATCTGGAATCGATCACGCGGCTGTCGGACGCACTAGATGCGAAGAACGCGGAGAGCGAGGCGAGGGCGAAGGCCTATGCTGACGTGAAGGCTTCTGATGCGGCTACAATCGCCTATATGGACAAGCGCGCCAAGGCCGATGCGAGTCGCCTGGAGACGTTGCGCAAGCTGGCGGCTGATCTACCCGACAATCCCGCTTGTCGCGTCCCTGCGGCTCTGAGCGCCCAAACAGAGGGTCTTTAATGCGCTATCCCATCATCCCGGCGCTGTTGCTGCTCTCGGCCTGCGGAACTGGCACCACGCCACCCCCGGCCGTTGAGATTCGAACCGTCACCGTTTATAAGGATGTGCAGCGCCAATGTCCGGTAACTGTTCCGGCTAGACCGACGCCGCTGCCCGCCAAAATGCCCACAGACCTCGCGAAGTTCGCGGCGACGGTACTGGCCAAACTGGTCGAATATGCTGGCCCTGGGCGCTATGCCGATAAGGCCGATGCGGCGCTCAAGACTTGCACCAAGCCCTAAGGCGCCGTGGACACGAGGCTAGTAGCGAATCAAGCAGAATGCCCACGGCAGGTTATGGGTGCCCGTGCGTTTCCAACATGTCCAGGGGGTTGCTGCGGGCGGGACTCGACACCCGCTATTGGCGCCCCAACGGAGGGCATTTGCTCGTGGAAACCGCGTGAAAGACGAGCCGCTCCGTCCGCTGGTGTGCGTGTCCATCCACGCCGCCGCAGCGGCTGCACCTTACTCCTTTCCTCTACCGAACGCAACTTGACGGGGAGGGGTGAATTTGGTACGCAGACCCGGTGCTGCGGCAGCGTGGATGAACACGCGCTTAGAATGCGAGATAGATGGCGGCATCCGTTGAACCTTCGCACCGCATACCTCAGGCGGACCATGCGTCGGCGACCATCTTTGCGGGTAACCAACCCCGCCCACAGCCACTTCACTTGTTGGATTCGCACCGGCAAACAGCCCGCATGAAATACGAACCCGACGACCTGTACGGCATCCCGATCGGCCTCCCTCCCGAGATGATGCCAGATATACCCCGGATACGGACGGCAAAGGAGGATGGAGAAGCTATCTACTTTGCGATGGCGAAAGCTGCGAAACGGGAGAGGCGGCGTTAGGCAGATCGGGCAGAGGCATCCAATGGGTAGCGGGAAAATAACTCCCTACGCGTGAGCGCTCGTTCCGCCAGCCTTCGCCATCCCAATATCCAGTGACGACGGAATATTCATGGCCAAGCAAACACCGAAACTCTAGCGACTTTGGCGCAGTCTCGACAGGCCGCCACTCCATCACCATTTCCTCCTCACCCAATGTATAGCAGCAGCCGGTCAGAGTTTAGCGTCCGCCTTCGGCGCCGCAGATTTATGGAGCGACATACATAAATACCCACGCCGACGCCCAGAAACAACTGATGCCTGCTACCACACCCGCCAACCGCGCTCCGATCGATGGAGCCCGATTCATAATTCCTACGTGGT